GTATGGGATTTAGTTAGGTATTTATTTAATTATATCACAAAATAGTGATTTGTGCCCAAACGAGAGAGCGCCAACTCTTAAAACTGGTATTTTCTCACGCTTTCAATTTGGCGACTCTGAGTGTGAGGCTGACTTACAAGAAAAACATTCAAAAGACTCTAATTACATAAAAAAGCGAGGTAATTACCATGAAAAAACAAGACCAAAATCAAACAGTTGCTCTGACAGTTAAGCAAATCAAAGAACAAGGCCAACGCACTACCGACGTTATGACGAGAGTAGACACTCTAAAAGGCTATGCTAACAGTCTTATGCTAGCCATGAACAGCGAGCCAGACAAAGCCGTTCTATTAAGCTGCCTAAATAACTTTCTAAGCCAGGTATATGACCAGATGGATGTAATGTATCAGGAACTAGACGCTGTGGCATATCAGCTACTGGAATGTGACAATCCAGAAGAACTAAAAGCCTATCTAAGCGCGAAAGGATAAAAAAACAGAGGGAGTTATCAAAATGAATGAGCTAGATTTAACCAACACACAGGCAATTATCTTTTCCGTGGTACTGATTGGCTGGCTACTTTATCTAAACCACCGAGACCGCAAAAAAAGCGCTCAAATGGAGAGAGAAAGCAGACAGGCGATAGAAATACCTAGCGAGGCTTTAAATCCTTGCTATGGGCGTTATATTCAGCTTGCAGGCAAGCGGAACAATTAGAAAAGGGGTGTAATATGCAACTATTATCAAGAGAGGCAGAACTTGAGCTACTGGAGAAAGTGAGCGATCACTTAGAGAAAAGGCTTGAGATTGAAAAACAGCATAATGACGGCTGGGATTTAATTGCTAGAGCCGATCTACTAAATAAGTTAGGGATCAGCGGAACAACGTTGAATAATTGGGAAAAACACGGCTTAAAGCCTTATCAGTCGCCTTTTGAGAACAGTAAGAAGATTTATTACCGCAAGACTGATATATACAATTTTCTTGCAGTGGATTAGGGGGAATAATGACAAAGAAAAAAGAACAATGGACACCCGCCATAAGAAATCTACGCAAGGTAATTGTGGACGGTGTGGAGCAATGGGTGGAATTTGAAACAGAGGGCTATGTCATTCCTGCTGGTCACGCTTATTATGACATCATCAGGGGAATTAACATGGAGGTGCAACGGAAGAAAAATGGGCAATCGAAGAATGATAAGTAAGACGGTAACTCAAACTCAGAGATTTTTGAGGCTACCGTTAGAGGCACAGGCTCTATATTTTCATTTAATTCAAAACTCAGATGATGATGGAGTAGTAGAGGCTTTCCCTGTTGTTAGAATGATAGGGGTTAGTGAGGATAGCCTAGGACTTTTGATAGTCAAGGATTTTATCAGGCCGCTTAATGATGAAATGGTTTATTTTATTGTGGATTTTCATGAGCAGAATACTATCAAGAAAGATAGATATAAAAAAAGTGTCTATCATGAGTTGCTAGAAACCTTTAAAAGCCAAGGTTTTTATGAAGTGGAGCCCAATGGGTTCCAAAGTGGAAACCAAACGGAAACCAATGGGTTCCCCAATATAAGTCAATATAAGTCAAGTCAAGATAATCTAAGTCAATCTAGGTCAAGTCAGAATGACGAGGACGAGCATGAAAATCCAATCTTTGAAAAATTAAAGTCGGCTTTTGGTCAAATGTCAGTCAATGGGACAATGATGGAAGAAGTGAGAGACCTGCTAGAAATTCATGGAAAAGAGTTAGTTATCTATGCTCTTGATGTAACTATCCTAAACGCTGGTAAGTCAATTAGATATACCAGGTCAATTCTTTCAAATTGGCATGGACTAGGGCTTAAAACAGTAGAGCAAGTTAAGCAGCATGAAGAACAAAGGCAAAAGCTGAAACAGTCACCTAAACAAGCTGAGTCTATTAGCTGTGAAGAATGGCTGAAAACACGAACAGAAGAAAACCCATTTTAGGAGGGTAAGCAATGGAAAATAAATTTGAGCAATATAACAACAGAAAAATTAGTGAAAAGGTATGTGAGGTTCATAAGGTCAATTATTGGCAAATATCAACGCCAATAAGAGGCAGTAAGGAACGAAGTATACAAGAGTTTTGTCCTGAATGCACAAAGGAACTAATAGAGAGGCAGGATAGGGAGGGAGTAGATAATAGCTTGAATGCTGAGACCTACCTAAAAACCTATAATGTGCTTATGCGAGACAGTACGATCCCTAGAGAGTTAAAAGAGGCTAACTTTGAGAATTTCATAGCTGAGACAGCCGAGGAAAAGCAACTATTAGCATTTGCTAGGGAGCAGGTAGATAAATACTTGGACGGTATGACAGGAAATACCCTATTTACAGGCTCTACAGGCATAGGGAAAAGCCATTTAAGCGTTGCTATTGCTAAGGCCATAAACGAGGGCTACAAAGCCAAAGGAGAGCCTAAAAGCGTATTGTTTGTCAATCTAACTGAAATCCTTAGACGAGTTAGAGAGAGTTTTAACTCTCCTACTAGCCTAGAGGGGTACTATTCAAGAATGTTAAAAGAGGTTGATTACCTGGTACTTGATGATTTAGGTGTAAAATCAGATAACCTCAACAATAAGGGGAAAACCACCTGGGAAGAGGCGTATATCTTTGATATTCTCAGTAACCGAGACAAGACTATTATCACTACAAACTTGAGTAGCTCAGAGATTGCTAGCTTGTATAGTGAACGAGTGGCCAGCCGTGTTAGAACTGGCCTAGAGGGTAACTTTTTCAAGTCATTCACGATCAAGGATAAGCGATACTCAATTAATCAGTTAAAAAATAAAGTAAAGCAGTTGCACTGAAGTAATTGACTTACAAACCTAAACAAAAATAAAAAAGCCCCACGCTCTCAAAGTTTGGCGACTCAGAGCGTAGGGCCAGCTACAAGAAAAAGTATGCACGGGGTGCAACTGCACCCCAAACCAGGCTATTACTCAAAAAAGAGTAACAGCTCAAAGATGAGTAAGCGCTGAGCGCAGGGTTTGCTTTCCCAAAATGGAACTCAAAAAGCTCAAAAATGAGCAAAAGTACATTAAAAAGGGTAGTGAAAAGCGTTGAATAGTTTAAAATGTCAGTTATATCAACGCTTTAGAACTACAAGTATTACAATATTTACTTATCTTTCAAGCTATTAGTCATTTTTGCTTAACAGATTTGTGACTCAAAAATGAGTAGCAAACAAAACTAATAAAGGCTATACAGGAACTGAAGACTTTTCGACATTTTTGTCGGAAAGGTGGCCCTAAAATGGGTCAGCTTACAACCGTACCCGTTTGGACACTTGTTATAGCCTAGTTATAACTATATGGAAAACTATTTAATGTTTAAGGGCGTACCTGGAGGTACACCCGTTAAAGGAGATTTAATATGGCGTTAAATGCAGAACAACTTAAAAATATGTTAGATAAAGGCTTTGTTTTATACTCAAAAAATGGTATAATAAAGTCAGCCAAGTTACCAGAGTTTGGTAGTCTAATCATCACAACACAAGATGGTAAACCCATTCAAAAGGAAACAAGGCAAAAAGAAAAAATTTAGCTGCTGACTAGAAAACTAGAGGCATGATATAAGAGTTTAACTGCTCTTTGTCATGTCTCTTTTTGTTTTAGTCAGAGAAAGGAGGGACTTTGGGAACAGGGGTAAAAGTAAAGATAAATCTAAAAGGTATTGAGCGTAAAGTAACACCTATGGGATTAGCGAGAGCTAAAGAGGCAGTCACTAATCAGATGGTTATGGACATGCACCGTTTTATACCTAGGCGATCTGGAGAACTTAGAGGAAACTTGACTAAGGCTAACGGGAAAATAGTTTATAATGCGCCATATGCCAGAATGCAGTTTTACGGCAAGAAACGGAAAGGGTTCGTTTCAGATAAACAGCGTAAGTTTTTCTTTGCGAATAAAGAGGAACTATTAAAATATAAAAAAGCTCCAGGAACAGGACCAAGATGGGATAAAAAAGCTAGCGCTCTATATTCTAAGGACTGGGAACAAGTAGCTAAAAGAGCGCTAGAATTGAAATAAGGGAGAATTACTATGACACTACAACAAATAAAGGCACAAATTTACAACCTAGGCACTTATAAGCAACAAAAGATTGAGGCTTATGGAACAATGAAAAAAGAACTTTGGGAAAAAGTTCGAAATCAGGTTTTATATCAGTCTGAGGCTGAGCTACGTCTGGAGAACTTTAAAAAAGAGGCCGATCAGTACTCAGATACTGAGTTTGCCAATATTCTAGATAAGCTAGAGAACTTTGAACAGACAGAACTAGAGAAAATTAAATCAGAGTACGAAACAGTAACGGCTGATAATGTTGCTGAGTTGAACTTACTGAGCACTATGAAAGTATCGGAACAGGAGCTGCTAAGTTACTTAGAGAAATACAAGCGCAACCCGTTGGCCATTAAGAAATTACATGAAATCGGAGCAGCTAACAACATTGCTTTACCTAGCTATATCCTGAAAGAGGATAGGCTAGCTGAACTGTTAAAGGTATTCAAGCAACATGCTAAGAGCTATCATGATACTCCAATCATTGATAGTAACGGTTCAGCAAGTGATCTAGCTTTCATGTTAGTTTTAGCTAGTGATGAATTGAATACTGCTTTAGAAACATACTCTAATCATTTTGATACGGCTCTAGGGCTATCTGAGAGCTTGTAAAACTAGTCAAAAGTGTATCAGCGATAAAATACCCTGATACACTTTTTAGAACGGTTTACGGAGCGTTTAGAGCGTTCCAATGAAGTATAATTTCCGAAACGAACACGGTGAGAGGGTGCTAAATGGAGAGAGATGCTAGAGGGCGTTTTTTACCAGGTAATCAAGTTGCTAGAGGCAATCGCGGAAATAGACAACCGAAGTATGGGAACAATAATGCTATGAAACACGGTTTATATAATCGTTATACAGGCCTCTTACCTAGTAGAAATGGCGACCTTTCAATATATAAAAACGGAGTATATTTAGGCTCTTTACATAAGAAATACTATCACACAACAGAAAAGGACGAGATAATGATAGACGTACAAGTAGTACAACGCCTAATAGATGTTTGTGGATTGCCAGAAAGTCTTTTCGGAGATCCTGAGTACGTTGAATACTATGAGTAATGTCCGTTTTTGGACTTAACTAAAACAAAAAAGCCAAGGCGCTCCGCCTCAGCAATAATTTCAACAATATTATTATACCATACAGGAGGCCAAAGTATGACACCAGAGCAGGTAAAAGAAAAACTAGAGGGCGTTAAGTGGATAAATAAAGAAATAGAGGGCTTATATTTAGAGCTTGCAGCTTTAGAAAGTGGTATTATCAAAAAGCAAGAAATGGGCACTACTAGAGTTCAAACAAGCAGGGTAAATACAGCAGAGAATAACCTTATAAGTGTTCTAAAGCTAAAAGACGATACGCTCCAGAGGATTGAGCGCCTTACTGAGGAGAGAATGGAAATATCTAGGTTGATCGATAAGCTGGCCAATCCGTTTGAGCGTTCTGTTCTAAGACTTTTTTACTTGAATGATCTCGACGCTTGGGAGGTAGCTGAGGAAATAGGTGTATCTACAGCCTCGGTATATCGAGTAAGGAAAAAAGCTATAGAACACTTAGTAGATAAGGCGGAGATAAAAGGGCTATTTTGAAATCAAAGTTAAGGAGATACTACAAAAACTATGAATTAAGATATTGTTGTGGTATAATTCTAGCTAGTAACTAATGAGGAAGAACAGTTGAAAAAAATTTCAATTTTTATAGATGACTCAGGGGTCTTTCACTCCAATCATAACTACTTTGTGTACGCAGGTTTTTGCTTTGTTTCTGACGAAGACAAAATATCTGCTAAAAAACGCTATCGCTCCCTTAATACAAAAATAAAAAAAGCTAAAGCTATAGAGGGAGAACTCAAAGCGGCGAATATTGAAAGAAAGCACAAAAATGCCCTCTTTAAGGTTCTTAAAGATGAGATTAGTTTTTCTGTGTCAGTTAATTTACCAAACGTTCACGCAAGTGTCATGGGAGATAAAAAATCACGTCAGCGATTTAAAGATTATGCCTTGAAGAGGGTGGTAAAAAATCTGTTCAAAAAGCTAATAGAGCAAGGCTTGATTAACAAGAATGATGATATTGAGCTTTTTGTGAATATTGATCAGCAAGGCTTTGCTACAAATGGTTTATATGGTTTGGGCGAGGGGATCCTGGAGGAGTTGAAGCATGGGATTACAAACTTTAACTACGGAAAGTTTTATCCTCCTATTTTAGAAGGTGATTTTGTTGTCCATACTAAGTCATGTGTTTCTGAGAATGACTATTTAATACAGGCTGCAGATATTTTAGCCAATAGAATATGGAACTCATATGAAAAGCAGGTCAGTGAGTTACGAGACATACCGAACCATACTTTTTTAAATTTACCGTAGTTTTTACTTGCCAAAAGCGCGCGCGTGGTATAGAATAGAATTACAGGTATAAGTACACTGTTTAAACATCTGAATTGTGATTAAAGCAATTAAGCGTATGTTAAGTACGTCGCACTCAGATGGGAAAGCGCCATTAGGTGCTTTTTTTTGTAACTTTTGATATAATATTACTGAGGAAATGAAGTAGAAAAATATCGGACGCACACGCACCCAAAAGGGTATCTGAGAGGTGGGGAATGTCCGTCCCACCATTTCCTATTGAGGCTGTAAGCCTCTTTTTTTAGAATTTCAGCAACTGAGAGAGGAATAAAAATGAGTAAACAGCTTTGGAACTACCTACGTTCAAGAGTTCAGGTAGTAAATAGTGATGGTGAAGTCATCAGGGGCCTTGTCACAGATTTTATTGACGAAATGGACAATGATGAGCAAGATGAAATCACTATCCTCATTAACAATCCTGGTCCTGATGAACCAACTGAGATTTCTCTCTTTGAGAGTGAGATCATCTCGATTAAAGCGATCTCTTAGCGCTTGGAACAATCTAGGCCTTAGACAGAAAAGTAAAATAAAAAGCACCTTTGACAGGTGCAATTTACTTGCTTACTGAACTCATCAATTTAAGTCCCCTTTTTGTTACCCTTTATGTTTTCTCAGCTTATTTGAATTTAATAGTATTTGAAGAAATCAAGTTAGATTTAGAGCAGGCTTATGTCTGCTTTTCTGTACCTAATCACTGCAAGATAACAAAATGCTTTAATTTTAAGAAA